TGACGCATTTCCAACGTCACTAAGTGGATTGGAACTTGCATCAGGAGAGAGTGGTGAAGCTGTCGTATGTAGCGTAGACTTTAGATTTACGTATTATGAGATAGGAACCACTAGTTAAAAACACATTTTCGTGATATAATTATAGTATGAACTTAGAAGAGCTACGCAATGAGTGGTCTAAGGATTGTGAGATTGACGATATCGAACTAGATAAATCGTCATTAGAAGTCCCCAAACTACACGCAAAATATCAAGAATTCTTGACCGATAATATATTGGTTCTCAAGAACTTAGAATTCCAATACAATACCCTGCTTAAGAATAAGTGGTTGTGGTATAACGGAAAGATGTCTGAGGAACAAATAAAAGAACTTGGTTGGGAAGACGACCCCTTTGACGGTCTCAAAGTCATGAAGAATGATATGCAGATATGGTATAACGCTGACCAAGATTTACAAAGAATGAATGGTAAAGTAGAGTATCAGAAAATCGTTATCAACTTCTTGAAAGAGTGTATGCAAAATATCACTTGGAGACATCAAACGATTAAGAATACAATCGACTGGCGAAAGTTTATGGCGGGACAATGATACTCAATAATTACATGTATACAGCACCTGAATACTTCACTAGAGAAGAGGTTGCACAAATACACCAACATGCAGTCAAGGTTCCATTAGATGTTGGACGTACAGGTCGAGGCGAAGGCGACCCTGACGGCCCACCTATTGACGAAAATCATTCTGCTCTTGACGGTATTAGACAATCAAAAGTGAAATGGTTTACTTCGCCTGGCGAATATCAAATGCCTGAAAATATCGTACAAAAAATTAATGATGTTGTACACCAAGGAATGGAAGAGTGTGGTTGGAACTTTGATTTGAGTTGGACAGAAAATTTCCAGTACACAATCTATGACTATAATCCCGATTTACCTACAGGTGATTACTATACATGGCATACAGACCATGGTGGTGAAGTACATGTTGACCAAAATGGATTATCGCACCATAGAAAAATTAGCATGACCATACAACTATCAGACCCTTTAGATTACGAAGGTGGTAAGTTTCAATGGTTAGAACCTAATCCACAGTTCGATAGGATTAAGTTTGGTGACAAACAGTTTGACCTAGATAAAGGAATCAGAACACTACCATTCAGTGCACAAACAATAGGTTCAATATGTTTATTTCCAAGTTGGTTGTATCACCAAGTCACACCAGTAACGAGAGGAACTAGAGTATCAATAGTAGGTTGGTACAATGGCCCACCATGGACTTAAAAATTTCTAAAGTCAATGAAGTCTTTATGAAGATTTCGTGTGACGACTCAATCGCTAAAGACTTGCACGATTACTTTTCATTTAAAGTACCTAACGCAAAATTTATGCCTTCCTATAAGAATAGACGTTGGGACGGTAAAGTATATCTGTTTAGTATCAAGACACACAAAATCTATATCGGATTACTTCCATACATTGCTGAGTTCTGTGAAGAAAGACAATACAAGTATTCGGTAGAAGAAGACGTTATTACTAAGAATGAAATTACCGAAGACGAATACAATAAGTTTATAGACCAATTAAACCTACCGTTTGAACCTAGAGATTATCAAAAGGAAGCATTTCTAAAGAGTATCGAATACGGAAGAAAGTTACTAGTATCACCGACTGCGAGTGGTAAGTCATTAATCATTTATTTACTTGCACGTTATTATAATAAAAAAACAATTGTCATTGTACCTACTACTTCTTTGGTAGAACAAATGGCAAAAGATTTTCAGGAGTATGGATATGATAAAGAAATTTGCAAAATATACAGCGGGCAACCTGTATTCGATTCAGACATTACGATTACAACTTGGCAGTCTTTATCTAAAGCACCTACTGATGTTCTTGCGAAGTTTGAAGTTGTTGTAGGAGATGAGGCACACTTATTCAAAGCAAACGTATTAAAAGGTATCTTAGAAAAAATGAGAAGTACCGCAGTACGTTTTGGTACTACAGGTACATTAGACGGTACAGAAGTCCACAGGCTACAATTAGAAGGACTCTTTGGGCCAGCGACTAAGGTTATATCAACTTCCGACCTTATTGAGGAAGGTACAATTGCAAGTATAGACATTGACGTTATCATATTAGAACATGAGAAAACTGCTAAGTTAAAGTATCAGGACGAAATGGATTACTTAGTAGGGAATCAAAAAAGAAATGATTTCATATGCAATCTTGTTTACTCACTAAAGGGGAACACACTTTGTTTGTTTCAGTATGTAGAAAAACATGGATTTGTTTTATACACATTAATGAAAGAAAGAATAGATAATCTTCATTATGTTTATGGTGGAACTGATACAAAAGATAGAGAAGAGATTAGAGCATTGGTAGAGAAACAAGATGACGCCTGTATTCTTGCGTCATACGGCACCTTCAGCACTGGTGTTAATATAAAGAAGATAGATAACATAATTTTTGCTTCGCCTTCTAAATCTAGAATACGTAACTTACAATCCATTGGACGTGGATTGAGAAAGGGTAATGGTAAAGAAAATCTAAGACTATTTGATATCGCAGACGATTTGTGGGGAGACAACTACACATTACGTCACTTAAAAGACCGTATAAATATTTACAACGAGGAACAATTTCCTTATAACATTAAGCAATTTAAATTATGAACCAACTAAATATAGATATGGACAACGTAACATCTTTAGCACCAAACAAGTATGAGGTAATCAAACTTAAGACTGGTTTAGATATAGTCGGAATGGTAAGAGATTCACAGGAAGGTATACACATTACACTTCCTATGATATGTCAATTACAATTGACTCAGACGAATGATACTCTATCAACGTTTATTCCTTATGCACCTCTCAGTGCAGAACCGACTTTATTCATTCCCAACAATCATATTGTACATAGGAATAAACTCAACGAGCAATTCGTTAGATACTATGACAATGCATCTTCTAGGTGGTTAGAAATGGTTGAAAATGGAACTATACCAGTTAGGTCAGGAAAAGAATATCAAGAAGATATGAAAGCATATGTAGATAGAGCAATGCAAAGCATTATAGACGCAACTGGGGGCCCAATCACACCCGAAGAACTCAGAAGATTGGAAATATTGGAAGATGAAGATTTTGATTTAGAAACAGAGTATGAACAACACCTTGTTACTAAAGGCAAAAAGATTCTTCACTAATGGCAATTTGGTACTTAAATATGTTACAAGAAGACGAAAAAGGTATGAAACAGTTTGACCACAAGATTCACGATTACTGGCAAGAGAATCGTAGAGCGGAAGTCTATCGTTTATCTAACGATGAATACGGTTGTAGATATTACGAAGACCATGTGTGGAAGAAGGATATTATATATCATGGACATAGTGAATCATATGCAGAGAACGCTGCTGAGAATTATGTCTTAGGAATTTTACAGTTATAAATAAAACGGATTAATATAACATTCAGTTATATTGTTTCATTAACCCTGTTTATATGGAGAAACCATGACCACAATTGCATACGCAATGAAGAGCATGGTGCGAAAGGTTGACGGACTAAGAGAAAATGGCATTTATTGCCGATTCTGCGATGCAGTGCAAATGGTCACACTAATGACTCTTCCAATAGCGATACCTTTTATAATAATGTATCTTACGATACTGCAGTATAGATTGTAAATCAATGAAATATTTGATTTACGCAACAATACTAATACCATGGGAGATTGCATTCTTCTTGTTGTTAGATATTATATAAGCTAGCTTGTCGGGGCGACATAGTTAGGATATCAGATAGAAATGATTCTGTCTAGATACTTTTTACATTAAATTATTATGAGTGAACGAAAAATCTTAGATTCTTGGAAAAGACCAATAGAAGTAGAGGACTCTGATTCCGATATAATTCCTGAACAGTTAAAGTTCCAATTTCAACCTAGAGACGCTACACCTGAACAGATTGCTGAATGGCAAGAGACGGAAGGTAAATGGTGGGCGGATAGAGCTTTATTGTTTGTTGCAATTGCGTCAGTGATACAGTTTTCTGCAATGGGTATGATGTTGTTATCCTTTTATCTGATACAACTTTCAGTTGGATAAATACTAAAAACCCTCTTACATATTAGTAAGTATTAACATATAATAGATACATGACTAAAAAAACCACTGATAAAAAACAAGCGGAACATTACGTAAATAACAAAGAGTTTACAGCTGCCGTTGCGGAGTACAATGCGTCCGTTAAACTTGCAGAAGAAAAAGGTAAACAACCACCACGTATGACAGAATATATTGGTGAGTGTATTTACAAGATTGCAACCCGTTTATCCACACGTCCAAATTTCATTAACTATACCTATAGAGATGAAATGATTTGTGACGCTATAGAAAACTGTCTACAGTATATAAACAACTTCAACGTTGAAAAATCTAACAATGCATTCGCATACGTTACTCAAATTTGTTACTATGCATTCCTAAGACGTATTCAAAAAGAAAAGAAACAAGTCTTTATCAAGCAAAAACAGATAGAAGAAGCGGGTATTACAATGGACGCTTATACTACTATTGACGGTTCTCATGACCCTACATTTGTAAATACAAACGTAGAATGGATGCAGGAACACATGAACCACGTGGAATATGAACCACGTAAAAGTAAAAAGAAGTCAGGTAAAGCAAAAGCAAATCTTGACCAAGACTTGAGCAAAAACAACACTTAATGAAAATAGCTATTTTGAATGACACACATTGCGGTGTCAGGAACGATATGGTTGAAATGTCTGATTATCAGGGACGTTTCTATAAAGAGATATTCTTTCCATATCTAGACCAACACGATATCAAACATATCATTCATATGGGTGATTATTTTGATAGACGAAAATTCATAAACTTTGCGTCCATGCAAAGAAACATTGAGCACTTTGTAAAACCTATGATAGAAAGAGGTATTACAATGGACTTGATAATAGGTAACCATGATACCTATTATAAGAACACTAACGAAGTAAACTCACCTGCCTTATTACTATATGGTCAACCTAATATCACTGTACATGAAGAACCTGTAGTTAAAGAATATGACGGTTTAGATGTTGCACTTGTTCCATGGATTAATAATGAAAACTATGCAGACAATATAGAGTTCTTTCAATCCGCACCAGCACCAATCTGTATGGGACACTTTGAAATAGAAGGTGCCATGATGAATCCTGCAATGGTATGTTCACACGGATTAAACCCAAGTTACTTGAAGAGATTTGAAAAAGTTTACAGTGGTCACTTCCACCACAAAACAGACGTAGAGAATATACGCTACGTAGGTTCACAAATGCAATTCACTTGGTCAGATTTTGGAGACGAAAAATATTTCCATATCTTTGATACTGATACAAGAGAAATGTTACCTGTGCATAATCCACTAACAATGTTTGAAAAGGCATTCTATAATGATACCGAGGAATCTTTTGAATCGATTGCTAATGACGATTATGAAAAGTACAGAGGAAAGTTTGTAAAGGTAATCGTAATAGAAAAGGAGAACCCATATTGGTTTGATACATTCCTAGACAAACTTCATGGTGTCAATCCGTTACACGTATCAGTTGTAGACGATAACAAACACATGGACTTCTTTGATGACGAAGAAATAGAAAATGTTGAAGACACATTGACTATCTTATCAAAGTACGTTGAAGGTCTAGAGATACAAGGTAAGAAAAAAGAACTAGACAAAATAATGAAGTCACTGTACCATGAAGCATTGGAAGAACATAACTTTTTATGATAAATTTTAAAAAAGTAAGATACAAAAATCTATTATCAAGTGGTAACAAGTTTACCGAAATACAATTAGACAAACACCAAACGACTCTTATATTAGGTGAGAACGGCAGTGGTAAGTCTACACTTCTTGACGCCTTATGTTTTGGATTGTATGGACGTGGGTTTCGTAATCTAAAGAAAGATTTACTTATCAATAGTATCAACGAGAAAGGTTTAGAAGTAGAGATTGAATTCTCTATTGGTACAAAACAATACAAGGTAATCCGTGGTGCAAAACCAAACAAGTTTGAATTATATCTTGATGACGTAATGCTTAATCAAGACGCAAACGTAAGAGACTACCAAGAACACTTAGAAAAACAAATTCTGAAAATGAGTTTCCGCTCATTTACACAGGTCGCAATATTGGGTTCTGCTAACTTTACTCCGTTCATGCAGTTGAAAGCAAAGGACAGAAGAAACTTAGTGGAAGACTTATTGGATATCTCTATATTCTCTACTATGCAAGACATACTAAGGAAAAGGATATCAACACATCAAAATGAAATCACTGAGACTAGTCATGAAATCAATATTATGGAAGAGAGGATTCATGGACTGAATGAGCAACTTAATGTACTACGTGAAAACCGAGAGAGTAAAATCTCAAAGTATGAATCCACAGTAGGGGAAACCCAAGATAACATTAATCAACTCATGGAGAACATAGATGAAAAGACGCAAGATGTGGTGGCGCAAGCACGACTTATCGAGGATAAAGATTCTAAAGAAAATAAACTCACAGAACTTATGGACTTGGAACGACAACTCGAAACGGCTCGTAAGAAAACAATTAGAGAAATCAAATTCTACGAAGACAATGACGAATGTCCCACCTGCGAGCAGTCCTTAGATGAAACGCACAAGAAGGAACACATTGAACAAAAGGAGACTAAGAAGACGGAGTTGTCAACTGCTATCGAAGAAATTGAAAAACAAATCGGAGAGTGTTCAAGAAGACTTGAAGAAATAAGAGAAATTCAATCTAAGATAGAAGAGATACAGAAAAAAATAAGTCTCTTACAAACAGAAGTAGTATCCAATCAAAAGTATATTACTAAACTGCAAAAAGAAATCGAAGACCTAAAAGGTGAAGCAACTGCAGGTTCAGATGCAGAAGATAAAATTGTAGATTCAGAAGATAAACTTGAAGTTCTTTTACAGAAGAAAGAAACACAAACAGAAACTTCTCACTACTATGATATCGCTTCAACACTTCTTAGAGACCAAGGTGTAAAACAAAAGATTATCAAACAGTATGTTCCTATTATGAACAAACTAATCAACAAATATCTAGCACAACTAGAGTTCTATGTTGGTTTTGAGATTGACGAATCTTTTGAAGAAACAATCAAATCTAGATTCAGAGACGTATTCAAATACGATAATTTCTCTCAGGGTGAAAAGATGAGAATTGACTTGTCATTACTATTCACTTGGAGAAGTATTGCAAGAATGAAAAATAGTGTGAACACTAATTTACTTATTCTTGACGAAGTATTTGATAGTAGTTTAGATAGTGCTGGTACAGACGACTTCCTAAAACTATTGAATGGTATGCCTGAAAGAACAAACGCATTTATCATATCCCATAAAGGAGACGCATTGTATGATAAGTTCAATGACGTACTACGTTTTGAAAAATATAAGAACTTTTCAAGGGTTGTGGAGTGATAAATAATACATGAAGATTTTAAAGACAGAAACACCCAAAGAAGTACGAGACTTCCCAGTAGCGGAAGAACTAAACCCTACAGACGTTGTAGAAATATTCAAAACACCTTTAACAGGTTCTTATAATTGGGACTATACAGTCCAAGATAATCGTATCAAAAAATTATACGAACTGGGTAAACAGTTAAATTGGAATGTAGAAGTTGACGTTGATTGGTCACCACCTTTCAAAACAATGACACCTGAGTTTTTTGAATTCCAAGACGTTCAGTGGAAAAATCACCCACAATATAAGTTACTGGCAACAGAACGAAAAGAAGAATTCCATGAAGATTTAAATTCATGGGCAGTCAGTCAGTTTCTACATGGTGAACAAGGTGCATTATTAGTTGCGTCACAATTAGCCAGTTGTGCACCAACATTCAACGCAAAACTATATGCAGCTTCTCAGACATTTGACGAAGCAAGACATGTCGAAGCATTTAACAAATATCTACAGACAAGACTCAAACGTTCATGGCCAATTGGTACAAGTCTAAAAGGATTACTTGATAAAATTTTAACTGACCCACGTTGGGATTTAAAATTTATAGGTATGCAAGTTGTCATTGAAGGTTTAGCATTAGCCGCTTTTCAAGCAAGTCGAGAAACAAGTACCGACCCTGTATACAAAGAAATGGTTGGACTTATCATTAGAGACGAGGCAAGACATGTCACTTTTGGTATAAATTATCTGACTGATTTTGTACAAACACTTTCAGAAGAAGAACAAATGGATAGAGCAAAGTTTGCTTTAGAAGCATGTACTGTAAGTAGAAATAGACTTAAAGCATATGACGTATGGGAAAAATACGGATTCGACTTTGACGCAACAATAGAATATGAAAAGGAAAACGTATTCAATACACAATTCCAAGATATATTGTTTACTAGAATCATGCCAAATCTTAAAAAGATTGGACTACTGCGTGAAGAACTTATACCTGAATATGAAAAGTTAGGTGTCATGGGATACGCAGAAGGTGACAGTGATTATGAAACAAGTTGGGAAGAATTATCGAAACCACTTAAGTGAAAATATAAATAGTATTATGAAGTCTTTCTCACAATTCACAGACAAAATTACCGTAACGAATCCTAAGCATGTGATTCGTGAGTTAACTGTGTCACCACACTACAAAAATAGAAACGGATTCAATCCTTATTATGTTCTAGACATAGACGATAAAGATGTCAAAGCAACAGTAGGTGCAGGAAAGATACTTTATAAATCAGTAGAGAATCCTACAGGAGAACTTCTCAAGAAATTAGGTAATGGTAAATACTATTTCCAAGTAGAACTAGACGGTTCAGATACACCGTATTACATTCAATCAACTAAAGCAAAAGTCAAAGCACATTTTGGAAGTAAGAGTAGAAAGGATTCAACTGCTTCTTCCAACGTGAATGAATTACTAACCGTACACTTCTTAATACACCCCGACCAAATTCAAAATCAATTTGACTTTGAGAAATGGGTTGCAGGACAAAGTGGCGGAACAGGAGTTCTTGCAGGTTCAGGAAAAGAAGTCACCTATGAAGACATAGTTATGTTATTAGATAAAGACGAAACTTCATTGAGAGATATTCTAATCGGAATGAACAATGCAAAAGCAGTTGCAAAAGATTTAAAAGGAAGGTCAATCAAAAATGTATATTGGGTTCCAAGAGGTAAACCTGCAGGGATAGGTGGTAAGAATCCTTCGGACGTTATCGTTCAAACTGCAGACGGATATCAAGGATACTCTAACAAGATATCAGGTGGTGCAGACGCTACACCTAAAATCAATACAAACTTAGTTGCATTCTATTCTAAAGTAGGAGATAAGGGACAACTTGGTAGAATTAAATCTATGATTGATAACGCATGGGTCAAAGCGACTTCCATGATAGACCCCAAATATAAGAATGCTTACAAAGCAATCAACTCATTCAATATCAAGAAAGAAAAGTATAGTGAGTCCTCTTCACAAAGAGCATTCGCTACAATAGCAAAAGAATTCCAAAAAGATAAATTAGATTTCTATTCAAAAGATTTCTATTGGCCTTTTAGGAATGCTTTACTAGACGACTTTTCAAAATATGTTTCTTCACCAAGAAACCTACTATACTTTTTGAATACTATAGGTTACTATACATATGACGACCCTAATTCAACACCATGTCCATATAAACTATTGATAGGTAGTGAGAAGGGTTCGACAATTAAAGACGTTAGTGGAGACGACAGTTTTAGACAAATGTTAATGTCAGATAAGTCTAGTGATTTTAGTAAAATAAAATCTTCGTATGACGGTAAACAACAAACGTTTAAGTTGTCTTGGCATTATAAACCTTTAAAGATTGACGCAACTATGCCAGTTGTTTTAAGAACTAGACAAGCGGGGGGTTGGTCAGGTAAATCTTTATATGTAACCAGTAGTGGAATAAAATAATATGTATGAACTAGTTGAAGAGGCCGCACAGGTCTTACGTAATCCTACTGAAAAGTTTGATTTCGATAATCCGCAAACAGACCCAAAAGAATTACAAGACGGTCTTGTAGAAACCATGGAAAAATATGGTGGACTTGGTTTAAGTGCTAATCAAGTTGGTGTAGACTTGAGTGTATTTGTTATGAGAACACAGGACGAAGGAATCGTTGCATTCTTTAATCCTGAGATAGTTCAGATATCTCAAGAAACAGAAATGATGAAAGAGGGGTGTCTATCTTTCCCCGACATATATATTATGCTCAAGCGACCAAAAGTAGTTGTAATGGACTACCAAACAGTTGAAGGTGAAAAACGTTCAATCAAGTTAGAAGGATTGGGTGCAAGATGTGTACAACATGAAATAGACCACTTGAATGGTGTAATATTTTTACAACGTGCATCTCAATTGAAGATTGAACGTGCTCTAAAAGCAAGACCCAAAGAAAGAGCAAAGAGATTAGAATATGAACAACGAAGAGCAATCGCAGAAGCCCTACGAACCGCAAATGCTGAAAAATCTGTTGACTCAGAACGAGTGCAGACAGATAATACACTTTCACAAAACGCATCGTAACTTAAGAACTTTAGGTGACGGTTCCGACTATAGGGCTATAAGATTTTTACATATCCAAACACCATGGGTACGACAACTAATTGGCAAAGTTTCTCTAAATTTAATTTGCGAAATCTATAAAACCCAAGGTAAAGTTGTTTACCCTGAAATGATTTCAATCAATGAATGGCCAATTAGCGGATATCAAGAACCACATCTTGATACCTATTCTTCCGAATCACAACAATTACAAGTTGACTCTGATGAAAGACAAAGAGAATGGACTTGCATTCTATATTTAAACGATAACTTTCAAGACGGTCAAACCTATGTGCCTGGCGGAGAAACCTATGAACCAATTGAAGGTGCAGGATTATTGTTTCAAGGCATTTATATAGAGCATGGGGTACATAAAGTACGAAGACACCCACGACATACTATATCATTTTGGTTTTCAGATAATATTGATAGGTGTATATCTTTACAAGCAAACCCTGATTTAAGTGTGGGGGACGAAACATTAAGACAACATGGTTGATTTCAATTTAATACAGATTCCCGAAGTAATCACTGAACAAGAAGCAAAAGATTTAATCTATTATCATAGAACTCACAGACATTTATGTTCAACAGATAATAATCCTCAGTATGACGGTAGAAAAATACAAATAGAAAATATCAGAACTCAATGGATTCGTGACCTTATTAGAAGACTTGAGTACATGATAATAAGTGAAGTAGCACAGTATGGTTCTAAAGTTTTTCCTGAACAATCAGAAATCGTGGTTCAACCAGTCGGTGCTGAAATTTCACCTCACATAGACGTATACGATACAAGAATATATCCAAATTTAAAAGAAGGGCCAGTACATCATGTTGTTCCTCAATCAGAATGGGCGGCTGTATTGTACCTTAATGGTTCAGGTACAGATTATAAGGGTGGTAATCTTAGATTCACGCCATGCGAAATGATACCTATGGGGTTTGAATACGTCCCCCAAGCAAGAGAAATAGTCGTATTTCAAGGAATGGAATTCGAGCATTCCGTCACCAAAGTGTACCATGGAGACAGGTACACCCTACCTATGTGGTTCACCACAGACTTCAAAGATATAAGACCTGAACTTCCAAACCCTTGATTCTAAAGGGAAAATGAGCTGTTGACAATGACCTGCCTTTTTTGGTAGCCTATACCTGTAATGAGAAAAAGGAGTTCGATATGAGCTGTGAATACAGGGAGATGTTCCTTGAAAAATACTTTGAAGAAGGTATAGAGAAAGGAATGTCAGAAGAAGAGGCGGCCGCATACGCTTTGAAATGTGCGGAAGAAATGGAGTAAATGAGCTGTTGACAGTGACAGCACTTTTTTAGTAAGCTAGCCGTATGAATGAGAAACTAACCACACAAAAAGACAACCTTGCGAGACTAATGGCGGGTGAAAATCTGACCGTAGTCCATAAAAGGATACCTACTGCATATTTTGATGTAAAGAATAGGGTTCTTGCATGTCCTATATTTAAGAATGATATCAGTCCTGCTTTATATGACTTGTTTATGGGTCATGAAGTTGGACATGCATTGAACACACCTTATGAAGGTCTTCACAGTGCACTAGAAAAAAACAGAACATTAAAAGGATATCTTAACGTTATTGAGGACGTTAGGATTGAGAAAGCAATCAAGAACAAATACCCTGGCTTGAGACCTCAGTTCTTCAAAGCATACAAAGAGTTGATTAAAAGAGACTTCTTTGGAATCAAGGGTAAAGACGTAAACAAACTTTCACTAATTGATAGAATCAACCTACTTACTAAAGTGGGTTCTACTGCAGGTTGTGAGTTTACGCCAGAAGAATTCAAGTTTGTTGAAATGGCAGAAGCATGTGTGACTTGGGAAGACGTTGTTGTCTGTGCTCAGGCAATCTATGATTGGTCTAAAGAAAACGAACAAAGAACTCAAGAAGACCAAGCGGTCTCTACTCTTCCACAAGATGACTTTGACTTCGATGACGAAGATGAAGAAGAAGGTGAAGAGGGTGAATCAGGTGGATTTGGAGACAATGACGATGATGAAGAAGGTGACGAAGAGTCACAGGGTTCTTCAAGTGAAGAGGGTGACTCTCTTCCTGACGCTCCTGAAACAGAAGAAGGTGAAGGTGAAGAGGGTGATGAAGAGTCAGAAGAAGAAGGCGGACAAGGTGATATCTCTTCTAAACAAGGTGGTACAACTGCAAACATTCCCGAAGGTTCTCATTCTGATGATGAAGACGGTGCAAGAGAATCAATCACTGAATACAATGCACATAACAATGAAGGTGAGTTTATAGAAGACGCTCCGATTGTTAGACAAACTATCAATCTCGGAGACTCTAAAATGTTCGGGAAAGATGGCGAAGCAGAACACATGGTTGTGTCTTCTGAGGAAATTGTCAAAGAATTCAAATCTTGGTACAAAGCAGAAGGCGGAGATATAGATTTCACTATTGAAGCTGCTAACTTCTCTTACAAGAAAATCGTAGACAAAAACAAATCTCTAATCTCTCACATGGCGAAAGAATTTGAGATGAAACAGAATGCAATGAGAAGCGTTAAAGCGTTTCAAGGTAAGACTGGAAAACTTGATATGAATGCTGTTGCTAAGTATCAAGTTATGGACGATATCTTCAAGAGGGTTACTTACCTTCCTGACGGTAAAAACCACGGTGTCGTAGTTCTTCTTGATTGGAGTGGTTCTATTCACTCTTCCGTTAAAAACTTACTGGAACAATCTTTCATTCTTGCTGAGTTCTGTAAAAAGGTAAACATTCCTTACAAAGTGTATGCTTTCTCTGACCAATGGAGAACTAGTGAAAGAGAATACGGAAGAAGAGAGAGTGCTTTACTTGAACTGTTTTCTAATGGTAAAAGTAAAATGACTCAAAAAGAAATGCAAACAGTGTTTGGAGTTATCTACAACCAGTACATTACTGCTGAGACTAGAAACTGGAACAAGTCAGAACAGATTCTTCAAGAATGGTTTGGTAAGTTGTTTGAAGGTAAATCATACTGGGGTTATGTAAATGGTTTGGACGCCCCATACAAAGTCAGACTTGGTGGAACACCACTTAACAATTCACTTCTTGCAATGAGAAAAATTCTTCCTGAGTTTAGAAATGACAATCAATTAGAGAAACTAATTCTTACAGTAATTACTGACGGGTTTTCTCATGAGAGTGACCACCTAAGAAGTGGTTACGGTATGGAAGGTTTGAAAGACCAATTGAAAGAAGGCGAAGACACTTGGGATTTGGAAAAACACACTTACATTGTTGACCCTTATTCAAGAAAAACTTATGAATACAATGTTCCTAAAAAAGGTTCTAACTACAGTAGATACGAAAGAAATGACTGGGACAAAACTGCTAACCTGCTTCACTGGTTGCATGAAGAAACTGGTGTCACGGTTACTGGATACTTTGCTCTTGACAGAAAACAAGATTTCTACGGTCTTCACAATGCATGTAATGACTTGAAAAAAGAAATCGAAAACAAGTTCGGATACGATGACGGTTACAGAAAAACTTGGGGTCAAATCAGAAAAGAAGGTTTGGTATTCAAGACTCATGGTTACGGAAAACTTTTTGTTTGCTGTTCCTCGAACTTGAAAACTATCAATGACGAATTGTCAGATGACTTGATAGGTGCTAAGAAATCAACACTGCTATCTAACTTCAAGAAAAACAGAAGTGGCAAAGTTGGTTCAAGATTTTTAACTAATGAATTTATAAAGGAGATAGCATAATGACTTTTGAAGAATTCGTAAATTACATGTTCGTTGAGAACTGTATGGAAAGGAAAGCATGGGGTGAGAAACCTTTTGCTGACGTGAGTGAATATTATTCGTGGGGAACTAACTCAAGTTTCCTCGTAAAACTATGGAGTGAGAAATATGCTTAAGACTAGAGACCCATTGAGGGTAGACCCAATTTACTATATCAATATTGACGGTATGAATCATTCTGCTTTCGCAGACGCTGTTATGGACGTAGGAGACCCGCCCTGCGTAGCGAATGACTGCGATAGGGTATCCAAGTGTGCTGAAGAGGGTGTAGAGTGCTTCGCATTCAGGATATGGGTCAATAATGGTGGTGATTTGAACGAAAAACAGGTCAAAAAAATGGGAAAATTACTTCAACCATGCAAATAGCTGTTGACAGTGACATGCATTTTTTGTTAGCCTATACACATGATGAGAAATAAATTAATAACTAAGGAGACTATATGAGTGCATCTTATGATAAAAATGAGTCGATTTCCGTTGACGGTAAATCGTTTCATTACACGCCTGACAGGAAAGAGTTCCTAGAAG